CCCTGGACATTGTGATATGTAAAACTTTTTAGAAAAAAGTTTAACAAAAAATATAATATTTTAGAAAAAAGTTTAACAAACATAATCATAAAATTGATATTTATTTATTTATATTTATGTGTTCAATCAATCATTTAAATGATTACTATATCTTTGGATAGTGGATGTGGATTTGCAGGTCAAAAAAAATTTTTTGAGGATTTTACTGAACTTTTACAACAAAAATATTATGATGATATTATAGAAATGGATTGTTCTCATAACAATTTGAAAACATTACCAACATTGCCATTAGGTCTAAAAACATTAAAATGTAACAACAATAATTTATATATTCTTCCAGAATTGCCATATAGCTTAGAGTATTTAAATTGTAGTAACAATAAATTAGTAGAACTACCAAAATTATCAACGTATCTAATATGGTTGTATACAGAAGAAAATAATTTGATTAAACTACCACCTTTAACTAAATATATACGACTTATGTATTGTAATAATAATAAATTGACTAATTTGCCAAATTTACCAAAGGATTTAAAATATTTGTATTGTCAAGATAATAACTTAGATAATTTACCAACATTACCTGATAATTTACATTATTTATATTATGAAAACAACCCAATATATAGTTTTATAGAAACATATTTTGAAGGGAGCAAACTAATGTATTTTGAATGGATGGAAGTGTATAAAAAAAAATATGCTAACACATTAGAAGATTGGTTTTTAGAATGTAAATACAATCCAAAATACAAGTATTGTAGAGACAGAGTTAATGCCGACTATGATAGTTTGATTAATACTATTTAAAAGATATTTAACTATACACATTATTATGGAAACTAATATTTCAATACTTTACCAACCATTGATTCACACCAAAAAACAAAACAATAGTTTATGGTGTGCTCTATGTACAATAGTATTAATAATAATAATATTTAGTATAACTGTGTCAATCATAAAACAAAAATTTAATTTTACTTTATTATTTGAAGAAAATTGATTTTTTTAATTTAAATTACACCTTAAATAAATGACAACACCATTAAAACCAACGTTGTTTGATAAAGATGAGGTTGACAATTGGAAACACTATTTAGATAAAAATGGATTTGTAGTTATCAAAAATGTATTGACAAATGATGAAAAAATTCATGCGTTTAATCTATTCAAAACGGATCTAACGGTTGTATCACCAAAGTTAGATTTTGAAGATAAAAATACATTGACTATAGATAATTGTCCATTGATGTTTGGAAAAGGAATGGCTATATTTAATGGATTTGGTCAATCAGATGCAATGTGGAATTTGCGGCTTAATAGTTCCATAAAGACTATATTTAAAAAGGTATATGATTGTGAAGATTTAGTCGTTAGTATGGACGGATTTTCGATGTTTGTTTCTAGTAGTCAAAAATCAAAATCATGGCTACATATTGATCAAAATCCTAAAACAACATTATATTCTATTCAAAGTTCTTACAATTTTCTACCAGTACAGTCTGAAAAAGATGCTGGATTTGTTGTTGTTCCAAAATCACACAAAACATATAAGCCAAAAGTAGAACACAAAAAAGATTGGTTTGTATGTCCAACCGATGATCCGCAACTAGAAAATGTTCGAAAATTGATTATTCCAGAAAATTGTATTACATTATGGAATTCTAAATTGATACACGCCAATGAAGGGATGTCTAAAGACAAAAAAATAGAATTTAACAGATTAACCGCATATATTTCATATCAACCAAAAATAAATAGATCCACTAGTATATACCAAAAGAGACTCGATGCTTACAACCATAATGATACGACATCACATTGGGCTACTAAATGTGAACTTAAAAAATATCCATGGGGATTTGCTCCAAGATATATGTCTCGAGGGTTTAATACACTCAAATCAAGAATGGATATTGAAACAATCGAAACACCAACACGTGTATTTAGTGTTAAGAAAATTCCAATTGATAGATTAGAGTTAATTTAAAATATATAAAGACTTTTTTACTTTAATAACTATGGGAAATAGTTGTATAAAAAATAAAATAAATCCAGTGGTTGAAAGTAGTGTATTGGATTGGAACGCATGTCAAAAAACCGAATATTATCATTGGTGGCCAATGTGTGAATCAAATGAAAATGATATGTCTAATAATTTGTATGCTAAAGGAAATGCCTTGTACAAATATGACCACTTGTTTAAGGCCAAGTCGGTACAGTATCAAAGGGACCATCATTATATATCTAAAGATTCAAATAGAATAGATAGAAATTGGGCTGGATTTTGTAACTATTCGTCTATTATGTCTTCATTGTATTCACATCCAAAATATGATGTGGTTGTTAAACATAAGAAACAATTTGTTACATTTTCTCCAAAAGATATAGAGCAATTAATTGTTATAGCATGTAAAGAATCAATCAAACCAAATATGTCCTTATTTTTTGGTGTTAGAAATAATACAAATCTATCAAGCGAAGAACCATATCCATTAGAATTGTTGAATATGTTGAAAATGATGTGTAAAAATGATTTTCCATTTGTTATGGATATTGATAAAGGTAAAGCTGTATGGAATTATCCATATGATTCTGTATCCGTAAATAAATATAAAACATGTCCATTACGGCATATTTCTCCAGATAAAGGTAAAACTGACTATTATAATTTTAAAATAAATAGCAATGGTTATCCCGACCAAAACCAAAATTTATGGGGGTATGTTAATACAGTAATGGATAAAAATGGACAGATTTGTGAACAAACTGAAAAATGGGTAAGTGAATGTCATCCTGATTTTATTTGGTCTAAATATCCAATTGAAAAGCCATGGAATGGTATGTGTAAGTTAAATCCAGAAATAAATGCTAGAATTGTGTATGAAATATATAAATTATCACTACATTCATATTCTAATACATTAGTTATCGATTAAATCTATTTATATGGCTTATAAATTGGTTGTATATTTATAATACCTATATAGATTTTATATTGGTATAATGTACAATTTTATAAGTGCCTTGTAACTCTTCTAATGATATGATTACTTTATGTATTATTTTTTTCATAAATAATACATCTTTTTTTGTAATAACTGTCTTATATTTTGTATAGATAAAATATATAATATTATCTATAGTATAACCTAACAGTAATCCAATACCTATTTCAAATTGTATATCTGTCATTGATTTATAAATTAAATTTGGATACCATAATAATGTCATTAATTTTAAGGCATTTTTATAATTATGTGGTAAGAAACATATCGATTTTAAATAACTCCCACCTATTTTAGTATTATGAATCATTTGAATACCTTTAAAATTACAATATTCTATAACTTTATTTATAAGTGATACATTTAATTTTTTTAATTTTTTTCTACCATAGGCAGAAAAATCTAATGCGGCAAGTGGTTTAGTATTATTAGACACCGAATATACATCAATAAATTCACCGATTTTGCTTGATAATTCAATTAAATGTTTATTAGGGTTAAGTTCACTTACCCTACCCATATCACTTACATTTCTATATATTTTATCTAACGGATCCATAACATTTAATACTTTTTTGCCTTTCTCTAATGATTTTGTTGTTTTACTTTGATTATTTGAATTATTAAGTTTAACTTTTTTAGTTTGTACTAATGATTTTCCTATAGTACCATTTATACTAACACATCTACCTGTTTTTGGATTAACAATTTTATCTTTAGGACATTTACTACTTTTACTACTTTTACTTGGAATACATCCTGGGGGACAAATAGTATTCATATACTAATATAATATAATATAAAATATAATTGTATGATTGTGAAGATTATTATACACATTAAAATTGATTTAAATATTGATAATAAAGTAAAAATATTACAATGACGATTATACACATTCCATATATTATTTTGAAACTTGGATACACCAAAAATTTATTGAAGGATCGAATATCTAATCCTGATATATTTGGTGATTGGGATGAAGAAACATTGGTTGAAGAAATACACAATCATGACTATTACTATAAAGTAAAGTATCCAAAATATCCAAAATCTGGTATAGATATAGAGAGATTATGCGAATGGGCAAAAGAAAACAGATATGTATCAGATGCTACAAATGAAGAAAAGTTGAGTATTAAATGGGATGGTACAAAAGAACATTGTATCAAAAAAGGAATACAACGTGTTTTGTTGAGAAAACGATTAACACAATGGGTAAATAAAAAACAAAAATACACTAAGTCTGGGTCACTAACGAAAGATTCGCCTATTATTCCTCATATTAGTATGTTTTATAAAATTTTAGAATATGGTCCTGATAGATACGAATGGATTTTTCCAAATGAACATGTATCTACAAATGTTTATTATTATAATAGAATATGGGATATGGATCTATCAACCCACGCTCGTATTGAACCTACTATTATTTAAATATTTAAATATGTAAATATTTAAAAATAAAGAGGTAAAAATTCTAAGTTATTAGTGTTCAAATACTCTAATATATAATTCATTTGTAATATTTCATATCGTTGAGCTGTAATTATTTCGTAACATATACGTAGCATATGTGTATTATTAGTATGTTTTAATAATCTTTCACTCATTACTATAGCAACTTGGTGGTGAGGAATCATATGTTCTAAAAAACTTTTATCGGTATGTTTCATATGATTCATATGTGCGCTATGATTATTAGGTTCAAAGAATAAAGGGTCACAATAATAATTTTTTGGTTTTGACATACTGTTAAAAGATAATGAGGTTTTAAAAGTACTATCTCTATATAGTGTATTGTATTCGTTTGATATTTTTGGTATATTTTTTAAGACATTTTCCATTAGTGTAATTTCTATATTTTGATTAAATATTATGTTTCTATAAATATGTTGCATTGTTTTGCTTTCAGAAATTGGAATCATTAAATTGCACATATCTATGGCAACTTGGTGATGTGGTATCATATGTACTAAATAATCTTTATTTGATAAAAAATCATTACAAGGGTCTACTTTATTTAACTTGAACGATTCTCGTTTCACTATATATGCTAATACATAAACTAAACAAAATAAAAATACAATTAATATTAATTTTATCATACTATAATATAATATAATTAATTATCTCATTTATGGTAATACAACATTTACCCAATCATTATCGTTTTCAAATGTATTTATAATCCATTCTTCATAAAGTTCATACCATTCATCATTCAACCATCCTTCAAATTCATCATTATATAGTTGTGTATTTTTTAATGATTTTTTGGAAGGTTGAAATTCTCCAGGATAATCAAATTTTTTTATAAATGTATTCATATAATTTTTAGTAATATAGTGTCCATTCAAATATTTACAAAACGCGGTTTCTTCTTCAGGATAACCATATTCTTCAACAGTAATATTATATTTTGTTTCAAGATGTTTCCATAAATTGTATGGTGATTTTTTAACGCTTTTAAATGTGAATGAAAATTCTGTATCTTCTTCATCTAATCCATCATATACATCAATATCGAAATCTGATTCTACACCCCATTCGGATTGCTTAGCATAGTTACAATTACATGATAATGGGACAAATGATCTGGCAAAATTGTGTCCGGTTGTTCCATTTTGAACTGATTTAATATACCATTGTCTAAATGGTTCAATGTCTCCTTTCAAGATAGTTGTTCCAGTGTACATGTATGACATTTTATTTATAATTCATACAAAAATATATTAACAATCAATTTTAATCCTTATTTAAACATTTTATATAGTATAATTAATACATGATAGATAATAGGAGTATTTATTTAAATACACATATTGTATCGCCAGCTCAGAAAAATGGGCTACATAATACATTTCAAACAATGAAAGACTATGAAAAAAAAGGATTGTATCATAGATTAATACCCATATATCAACACAAATATGGAAATTTGAATACAAATATAATTTTACCATATGTGAATAAAAATAATATAACAGATTTAATAGTAGTTAATAATATAGATGATGGTGAAAGATTAGCATCTAAACACGTAAAAAAAATGCCACATTTAGATCATATTTTATTTAACAGCATTATTTCTACTACATGCGTAGATGACTGGAAAAATCAACGGTCACAATATCAACCAGCATTTAGTGTTCATACCGAACTTGTAACATTGATACCAATTTCGGTTAAACGCGCGAAGTACTGTGTAGATTTATTATACGAATTGTGTTTGATGGGAACTAAAAGTGTTAATATGAATGATTTTTTATTAAATGAAACTATGGCCCAATTACAATTGGCTATGTTTGGTGTCGCTGATGATTTCCAAGTTAAAACAAATAAAAATATTAGAAAAGTATTTAGCGGGGAAAATAGTCCAACATTTACACAAACCTATTTTAAAGAAATGGTTGACAATATGGATAGGTGGACTGGACCATTAAGTAAAGCCTTTGATTTGAGTGTAGATAAAAAGGAATTGTTTGGTAATATTATTATTTTTTCGTTTGCTGGACATGATACAACTGGAAACACATTATCATGGTTATTGTATGAACTATGTAACAATAAAAGTTGTCAATATAAATTATATCATGAAATAGATTTATTTTGGATGACCCAAAAAAATAAAGATATAGAATACAACGATTTCAAACGATTACCATATTTAACTAAATGTATTATGGAAACCTTACGCTTATGGTCACCCATCCCTAATGGAACCTTTAGAGAATTAATAGAAGATGATTATGTTGTTGGAAAAAATGGTAAGCATATTAAATTGCCTAAAGGTACATACATACAAATACCGAATTGGTCACGACATAGAAACGCTGATTTATGGGGGGATGATGTAAATACATTTAATCCAGACCGTGAATTTAAAGATGATGAACTATGGGAAAATAGTGTTATAAATACATACAATCCATCAACTCCCAGATTTAGTCCATTTACATATGGACCAAGAGACTGTATCGGAAAAAACTTTTCGCAAATTGAAATGCGAATTATACTACTATATTTACTAAAATCATACAGATTTTCTTTAACAAAAAAAGAAACCGTGACAGAGTACAATACATTTACGTTAGGTTTTTTGGATGGGTTGTATATGGATGTCGAACGGCGTGAAAGTAGAACACACTCTAAATTATAACTTAATACTTAAAATATTGACCATACATTCGTTGAGACGATGAATACATAGTTGTATTGATTTTATTTAAATGTGTTACAACCATATCACCATTTGTATTCGAATAACCTATCTTACTAAATCCCAATTCCAACAATTTATTAACACACAATCTACATGGCAATGAATTCTTAAACTTTTGATTCAGTTCGCTTACGCTCACTGCTTGAGGGGCGCGTACCACCCAAATAATATATTTTTTTAGATGGTTTCTGTATCCGTATTTATTGCTTGTTTTTTTTCGAATACGTTGATTTATTAATTTGCTCGCAACGGCAATTTCAGCATGGACGCTTGTGTGTATTTGTCCAAGTATAGTACTACGATTATGATTATGTCCCGATACAATAATTTTTGATCCTTTTGTTATAATAGCACCATGTCTAAAATTCATAGTAGAATTTAAAGCATGTTGATATGCTATTTCGCCGAACTTTGTTTTACGACACATCTTTTTTTTCAACATAACAAAAATACTTTATCAATTTTATCAAATATTATGATTTTACTAAAATGACGATAAGAAATATAATAAATACTATTAATAATAATATAAATACAATATGGAAAGCATATTTACTAATAAGTTGTAGTCTTAAAGAAAGTTGTTTATTTCTCATTTTTGATGCGTTTGTTGCTAACATTGTTGGGATAGTATTGACATTTCTTAAGGTTGATTTGCGCTCACTTATTTTTCCGATATGTTTTTGGATTAAATCATTTGATTCATCTATACTATCACTAATTTTTTCAGTATCATAATACGATTTTTTGTTTAGTCTTGGTTGGGCAAAATTCCATGAGTTATTGAAATTAGGTTTCCATATATCATGCGTATTGTGAATGGTTGATTCATCTAATTGAATGGACCTAAATGTATTTGGTACTTCTTCTACTGACATGTATAACGATTCATTTGGTGATTCATTGTCTTCAAATTCATGGTATTCTATATTGCTATTATCGAATTTTTCCATTCTAAATAATTAATAGTTGTTTTTCTTTAAATAAAATATAAAATAAAATCTAATGTAATTATAATGAACAATAAATGTGAAGCGATTAGTGAAAAAATAAGAACCGAAAATTATAGTGCGTGTTGTCCATTTTTATGCAATGGTGGTAAAAAATGTTTACATATTCCTCTACATGAATGGTCTGAACCATTGGTCACCAAAATTATGGAAAATTTTATTATTAAAAGTGATGGAATAAAATTACATAGCGATGTTGCTAAATTGGAACAATGTAAGAGTAGTAAAGCATACAAAGAAAATAGAATAAAATGCGATGGTCGTGGAGGTTCTGCTAAACAACCATTTTATGGATGTTTGAAAACTAAACAAATGTATAAATATGGTCCAACAATAAACAAATATAT